TTGGCCGCAAGCCAGTTGGTGGACAAAAGTGAAGCATGGTTATACAATACCAAGACACGCAAACTGATTCACCTGGTTGCAGATTCACACGTGGGACAATTCACGCTCAAGAACAACACCGTGATAGGTTACAGCACTGCTGAAAGCATGCAAAAGACTCTGCGCAAACCCGCCGAAGTTTTAAAGGAGTTGATGGCCGGAGGTAAACCTGCTGCAAGAAAAACCTACAAAGACATCAAAACCACAGAAACAGCGTTCAACGGACGCGGCAACGAACACATTGTGATACTCAAGAGTTGGTGACCAGCACATGGCATATACCATAGTTGACGATTATCCTGAAGATCCTAGAACGCTGATTGGCTATGTTGAGTTTTACATTACCAATGTTTGCAATCTCAATTGCCATAACTGCAATAGATTCAACAACTATCATTTCCGCGGACACCAGCTGTGGCAAGACCATGCTGCGGTCTACGCCGAATGGGCCAAACATGTAAGATTTCAAAAAGTTACCATCCTGGGCGGGGAGCCACTGCTGAATCCCTCATTGTTGGATTGGGTCAAAGGCATCAATCAACTGTGGAACAAAGCAGTACAGATACAGACCAATGGCACTCGAATCAACAAAGTGCCTGGGCTATATGAAGTTTTGTTGCAGAGTGGTATTGATCCACGTCTGCCTTGGGTGCGCAATTGGATTGGTATCAGCATGCACAATGAAGCGGATAGAGATCGCTTGTATGAAGAAATACATAAATTTCTGCAACCGCCCATACGCATGGTCAAAAAGCACGACGCAGAAAACCACAACAACAGTGTGACCATGGGGGCTGCACAAGCATTTATTGACAAGAACAATGTGCGTATCCCAGTCTGGGATTATGATAGTTTTTACACAGCAGCCATTACTTTCAATGAATCAGGCCGACATACACTGCACAACAGTGATGTCAAGCTGGCACACGACAATTGCGGATTTGTAAGATACAAATGTTATCATTTCATAGGTGGGGCTCTGTACAAATGCGGGCCAGTGGCGCTGTTTCCGGAATTTGATAAGCAATTCAATCTAGACATATCTGATCAAGATCGTGAACTGCTCAACAGCTATCGTCCCTTGGAAGTGTCGCAGTTTGCAGATCGTGGCCAACAGTTTCTTGCCACAATTGATGACCCCATTCCGCAGTGTAAATTCTGTCCCAGTAACTACTCAGCCAATACCACAATACGAGCAGTGAGCAAAAAACCCAACAGCACATCAGGTTTTCAATGAGCAAAAAAATCTTGGCCACGTTTGGCGACAGTTGGCCAGAAGGCGCCGGCATTGGCAGCGGTCGCCGTTACGGCGAAACGCTGGCCGAACTCATGCAAGTTGATGAGTTTTGCAACTACGGATCAGGTGGTGCCAGCAACGAGGATCTTTTGTATCAATTTCAGACTTTTGTTTCACAACACCATGATGACCTAGGTAATACCACTGCAATATTCTTTTTGACCAATCCGGCCCGCACCGCACATTTTCCCAGATTTTTCAGTTGGGCCAATGCTGACACCAAGCTCAAAGAACTGTACTTGCATTTTCATGAGCCCGGGCATGAAGTCGTGCGCAGCAGTTCCACAGTGAGTGCTTTGCAGCACTGGTGTGCTGGCATGGGAATCAGGGACTTTTATTTTTCGGGCTGGGTACAGTATCACACTTGGCTGCCCGGGGTTGATCTTGACAGAATCTGGGCCAAAGGACAGGAAACCGCAGCCAACTGGTTTGGACTCTTTGAACACAACGGTGAACATTTGGTCAATACCAAAAACAATCCTTACATTGGTGCAGATGGCGCACATCCCAATCAACTGGGGCATGACATGATTGCTAGCCGCCTGCATGGCTGGATTGAGTCTACGCGGTAAATATAGGGAACGGAGTTTCCCATGGACACAGAAATTACATTACCCACGCTCAAACAAAATCTCATTGAGTATGTGCGACTGCAACTGGCTGACGAAATCGTAGATATTGAGTTGGATCCAGCACATTATGAAGCAGCCTATCAAAAAACCATAGGAACCTATCGGCAACGTGCTAACAATGCTTATGAAGAAGCCTATATCTTCATGGAGCTGATTCAGGACGTAAACATCTACACATTGCCCCAAGAAGTTGTGAGTGTGCGTCAGATTTTCCGACGCACTTTTGGCACTGCCACAGGCCCGTTTGCCAGCAACTTTGATCCGTTTGCCCAGGCATCCATCAACGTGTATCTCATGAACTTCAATACCGCAGGCGGCCTGGCCACTTATGATTTCTACACACAGTATGTGGAATTGGCTGCCAGAATGTTTGGTGGTTTTGTAAACTACACCTGGAATCAGGTTACCAAAAAGCTTCAAATCATTCGCGATCCCAAAGGCACCGGCGAAAATGTTTTGCTGTGGGTATGGCAGCTCAAACCCGAAGTGGTACTGCTACAGGATCTACAGATAAGTCAGTGGATCAAAGACTACATGCTGGCCAACTGCAAAATGATCATAGGTGAGGCCAGAGAAAAGTTTGGAACCATAGCAGGACCACAGGGCGGAACTACACTGAACGGGCAAGCCATGAAGGCCGAAGCCAAGGCCGACATGGAGTCACTTATTCTGCAACTGGTCAACTACGTTGACGGTAGTCAGCCTTTGACCTGGGTCATTGGATAACTAGTATCACAATTCAATAATTTTCCATGCTATAATACAGCATGGACCTGATGATTGATCTTGAGGGACTGGCCACCGGTCCTGACACTACCATTCTAACCATTGCTGCGCAGGCATTTGATCCATTTGGGTCCGGTTGGTATCCGCAGCATTACTATGCAAGGATTGATCTTGACAGCCAACCTGATCGTAGAATAGAACAGGGCACTCTTGAATGGTGGGCTACTCAGCCAGCAGCAGCCAAAAACGAAGCTTTTGCTGAAGATAATCGAGTGCCTCTTGATCGGGCGTTGGATGAATTGGGCCGCCTGATTTGGCACAGCAAGCGAATCTGGGCACAGGGTCCAACATACGACATGAACATCTTGGAACATGCATACAAAAGCTACAACAAACCCATTCCCTGGAAGTATTTTGCTGTACGTGACAGTCGCACTGTTTTTTCGTTGTGGCCCGGCTTAGAGAAACCGCCCACCAGTCACCATGCCTTGGAAGACTGTCGCAGACAGATTGGTCTGTTACAGACAACTTTGCAATATCTCAAAGTCAAGGAACTGGCTTGAAAAAGTTTGTATCAATGTCTGTGGAAGGTGCCTTTCCTAATGCCATAGATCAGTACCTAGAGGAGTTGGTCACTCTCATACGCGAAAACCAGGCGCAGGTAGCGGTTTTGTTGTTGGCCACTGATTATTTCACTATACCTGACAAAAAGGACGGTCTAAATTGGATTTTAGACAGTGTCAGGGGCATGGGTGTGTCTACAGTTTTGATCTTGAACACTGATGTAGCATTTCAGGATCTGTCAGGAATCAGAGCCGACTGTGTGGAACTGATAAATTTTCACCTGTGGCGTTGTTACAATGAAATATTCAACAAGAAAAGCAGTGGAGTCAACAACAACTGGAACAGTACGGCTGATCGTTTTTTGTTTTTGACTGGCAAGCCTGATCGTCAGCATCGAGCAAGATTGCTTTGGAAATTTGAACAAGCAGATCTTTTAGATCGTTGTTGTTGGAGTTTTTGGTCAGCGCCAGATCAAGTTGATGAATTAGCCAAGCTGCTGCCAGAAATAGCTGATGTGAATCTAGCATCAAAATTGCAGTCCTGGCATCGCAATCCAGACAGCATTGAAGTCAAAAGATACGGTACTATGTATCACTATTGTGGTATTCCCTACGATGCTCGACTGTTTTCCAACACCAAATTTAGAGTGATCAGTGAATCTATATTTGGTAACATCATTCCTGCATTGCCTTCGGTTCACTTCAGCACTGAAAAAACTTATATCACTCTGTTTAATAAAGTGCCATGGATCATGGCAGCCCAGCCTGGCATTTTGGCCAGCTTACGTGGCAGAGGTTACGAAACATTTGACGAGCATCTTGTTGAACCCTATGATCTGGTGCTTGACAGCGAACTACGCTTGGATAGCATAGTGAGAAACACACAACAATGGATGCAGGAGATCCCAGACACACATGTTGTGATGCAAAAAATTGAACATAACTATCAATGTGCTTTGACCCAGGCTCGAGCCAATGAAGCTCTGCTAGAAAACTTGATCAAGCAATTTGGCATTGACGCAACACCTGAACAAATAGTACCAACTGTGGACAAATGAGGAAACCATGATCATAGGAGTATGTGGATTTATAGGCAGTGGCAAAGACACTGTGGCAGATTACTTGGTCAACACGCATTGTTTTCGTAGGGAAAGCTTTGCTGCCACATTGAAAGATGCAGTGAGTGCTGTGTTTGGCTGGGACAGAGACATGCTGGAAGGACGCACACGCAGCAGTCGTGAGTGGCGCGAACAGCCTGATGCCTGGTGGAGCCAACGACTAGGACGCGAAATCACACCGCGTTGGGTACTGCAACACTGGGGCACTGATCTCTGCCGCGCACATTTTCACGATGATATTTGGATAGCTAGCCTAGAAAACAAGCTACGCAACAGCAATGATGATGTGGTTATTTCAGACTGCAGATTTCCCAATGAAATTGCTGCCATAAGAAACTCTGGGGGCAAAATTGTGAGAGTAGTGCGTGGATCTGAACCGGTGTGGTACAACGATGCACTGCGATTCAACGCTGGCCCTAACAAAATTGGCTGGGCATTGGGCAGGCATGTCTTGGAAAAAGCCGGAATTCATGCCAGTGAATACGCCTGGGTTGGCACTGACTTTGACGCTGTGCTGGACAACAACAGCAGTGTTGATGCTCTGTACCAGCAGATCACAGATCTGGTTCAAGATCACCGCGACGCCACGGCAAGTCACTCCTGACCACTTCCACAGCGCAGTTTTGACAAATGCTGCGAAGATTTTTTATGTCGCAGTTTGAAAGCTTGCCGTCCATGTGATACACCATGATTTGAGCGCTGTATTTGGCCTTGAACCCGCAGCGATCACATATCAATTTTTTCTTGTAACCTGCTGATTCCCACAGCGGAGATCGTTTTTTGAGTCCGCGATTTTTCCTCAAACAACTTTCGCACCTGGTGCGATAGTGCGCGACCCCGTCGCGATAATAGTTGATTGCACAGGGTCTTTGGGTACAGGCCTGACAGACAGGACGTTTCATGCCATATTTATAGTAGAACCTTTGCCAAAGGGTTGGCTAGAGCAGGTTTTTTGACCCAACTCAATAAATATAGATAACTTGCAAAGGAAATCACTATGGCCTTAATATCGCCTGGCGTAGAGGTAACAGTAATTGACGAGAGTCAATACATTCCCTCAGCCGTAAACACAGTCCCTTATTTCTTGGTTGCCACAGCCCAAGACAAAGTCAGTGCTGATGGCATCACTGTTGCTGCTGGTACATTGGCTGTCAACGCAAACAAAACTTATTTGATCACAAGCCAACGAGATCTAGCTGCCACCTTTGGTGTACCATTTTTCTACAACACCACAGCAGGCACTCCCATCAATGGATATGAACTCAATGAGTATGGTTTGTTGGCAGCGTACAGTGCGTTGGGAGTTACCAATCGTGCTTATGTGCAACGTGCGAACATTGATCTCACTGAGCTCACGGCCAGCTTGAGTCGTCCACGTGGCGAGCCCAATGATGGCACATACTGGTTTGACACCACCGCCACTACCTGGGGTATTTTTGAGTGGAATCAAACCACCAATACATTTACCAACAAAGTACCTTTGATCATAACTGATGGTGCTGATGTAACAGGTACCGGCGGCACAGCGGCCGAACAGAATACTCCGCTGACCACAGTGGGCAGCATTGGTGATTATGCTGTGACCATGACCGATTCAGATGCATTGATTTTTGGTTACTACAAAAACTATGAAAACACCTGGGTATTGATCGGCAGCGATGAGTGGAAATCAAGCTGGGCCACAGTGGTCAGCGAAAATGCACCAACCACACTCACAGCCAACGCCAACCTTTACATCAATGGCAGTCTGGTAGCAGTGCCTACAGCACCTGACAACAACATTGCAGGCCTAGCCAACAACATCAACAGTGCTGCTATCACAGGTGTCACAGCAGCAGAAATCAGCGGCAAGCTGTATATTTTTGCTGACAGTACAGCTGGCAGCGATGGCAGTACATTGACCAACAATGGTTTTATTGAAATTGAACAAGGTCCCAACAGTGGAGCTGCATTGCTCACAGCCCTGGGAATTTCTACCAACGCTTATCCTGCACCAGAATACC